GTCTTGAAAACCGGCAACGGGCAACCGTTCGTGAGTTCGAATCTCACCGCTTCCGCCAAATGCCGATGCGCTTGAGCATTCGGTCTTTGCACGCGCTGGCCTTCTCGCTCTCTAGCGCGGCAATCACGATCCACTGATTCACGTCCTCGCCGAGTTGTTCGGCGAGCGCGCCCGCTATGGCGGGGCTCAGGTGTTCCCGCTTTTTGGCGTTGTGCAGGGCCGTGCGCTCTAGGCCAAGTTCGCGCGCCCATTCAGGAGGCGTCTTCACCTGAAGGGCGCGGTCAAGCAAGGTCATGGTGGTGATCATGGGTGTCTCCGGTTAGCGGCGTGAAGCCCGCTTTGCGACGGCGGCGATGGTAACTAAGGCGACGGCGGCACCTGCGGCCAAGAAGTTACGCCGCCAGCCTGCGGCGTGTTTCTGGCGCGCGCGTTCTCCCTCGGAGATGCGGAAGGCCGCCTTCTCAATGTAGCCGTCCTTCTTGTTCAGCCAAGAGCGATACCAATCCCGGGTGTCAATAGCCATTTGTCCTATGTGGCGCGGAGTTGACAAGCTGACCACATGTTAGGGCGAATCGTGTTGTCAGTGTGACTACATGTTGTTAGGCTCCGTCGCGTTGTCAATGTGACAACGGTAACAGGAGCCGCCACATGCCCTTTTCTCCCCCGAGTTCCGTCCCATCGCATCAAGCGGGGACCGTCGCTGTGGTGGCTCCGGCCTCCGTTGTGGTGGGACGGGACGCCAAGCGTTCCGCCATTGGCGCGAATTTCCGGAGGCTTGGCGGTGCCGCGTGCGCTCGCTGCGCTTGGTGGTGGTGCATCTGTCAGGCGATTGGTCGTAGCGGGGGTTCGCGGTGATCGCGCCGGATCGGTTGAAGGTCGAGACGCTTAAGGCGGCATGGGCGGAGGACCGTCTCGCGCGGGTCGAGCACTGGCGGCGGCATTGGCCGGTGGAGCTGCTGGACGCGCTTTGGGGTCTCGGCGGTGGATTCGTGTTCGGCGTTGCCCTCGGTCTCGCGGCGGTCGTCTCGGCGTTGGTGGAGCTCGCCAAGTGATCGCCGAAACGAGGGGAATCATGGGCGAGGGTATGAGCTACGCGCTCGCCCGTCGCAACGAGCCGCAGTGGCGCGCGATTGCCGCTTTTCTGTCCTTGCAGCGCACCGCGCACGCGGCGGCGCGAAGCGGCTCTGCCGCCGCGCGCCGCGAAGCGGTGCGAAGCATCCCCGATGGTAATCACGGGGATAACCGGAGGTCGATCGAGTGACCCGGCCAACTACTTCCGCTCTGGTCCTTGATGGTTCGGAGGTCAAGCTCCGGCTGACAGCCGAACGTGAGCGAACAGGCTCCCCGGTGCATGTCGATTGGGTGCGCTTCACCACGGTTTTGCGAAAGGCTCCGGCTCCCGATGTGGCGATCCTTTTTCCGAATGGTCGTGCGTGCGATGGCAACGTGTACGACAGGTGGCAGGAGGTCGCGCGGGTTCTCTCAACCCTGCCGGATTGTGAGCATGACGCCGGAGCCCAGGCTCATGCGCTCGCGGAGCGAGTCGCGAAGGCGCTCGGGCCGGAGTTCGCAGTAGCGAACGACATTCGCAAGGGTCACGACTTCTACAAGTTTCGGTGGGCGATCACGCGGAATGAAACGGAGTGCGGCTGGGTGGGCTTCCTGTCGTCGGGGGACTCCCCGCGTCAGGCCGCGCAGGCGCGCACGTTGCATGTGAACGTGTGGGGGTCCGCGTGCACGTTCGCGGAGGCGGGCTGGAATGACCGGCTGGCGGACCTGATCGACGAGTGCGAGGCGGACGTAACGCGGGTGGACCTCGCGGCGGACTTCTTCGATGGCATCGAGGGCGGTATGGAGCGCGTCCTGGCCGACTACAAGGCGGGCGTGATGGACTCGGGCGGCAAGCGCCTGAAGTGCAACATGCTGGGCGATTGGGCGAACGGGCGCGAGCGGTCGTTCTACGTGGGCAGCAAAGAGGCGGGCAAGCAGACCAACGTCTACGAGAAGGGCGACCAGCTGTTCGGGCTGGAGGCGTGTTCGCCGTGGATGCGGATTGAGGGTCGCATGGGCAACAAGCTGCGCGTGCTGCCCTCGGACATGCTTCGCCGTCCTGCGGACTTTTTCGCGGGTATGAGCGAGTGGCACGCGGCGATGCTCGCCGAACTGGGCGCGCAGGTCGAAGCGGAAAAGGTTCGCTGTCATCGCAAGCTCTCTGTGCAGACGGTTCTCGCGGAGTGCGTGCGTAACGCGCGCTGGGCGATCCGCACGGCTGGTCCGACGTTCACGGCGCTGCTGCGGTTCGTCGACCTTGAAGGCCTCCAAGGGCTGATGGTCGGGGGCAAGTTGCCCAGGCGGCTGCAACGTTTCTCGGATTCGGAACTGGCGTCAGCGTTCGCTGATGCGTTCCGCTCGATTTCTCCGGTTGAAAGCGCTGACCCGGCTTTCGCGTAACCGGTTAACCAAGGGTCAAGGAGAGAAGAGCTATGGAAACCACGACGCAAGTCGTCGTCCACGCGGTCAAGGAAAGCGTGGGCACATTCGAGGGGCGGGCGTTCTCGTCCTGCACGTTCCACTGCGAGGTGGACCTCAAGGAAAACGGCGCAGGCCGCTCCATCGGTCGCGTGACGCGGCCGTTCAAGCTGGGCGATGCGAGCGAGTTCGACAAGTGGCAGCACCTCGGCGGCTCGCTGCCGATCCGCGCCGAGGCGAAGTTCGATTTCGAGGCGACGAAGGAAGACGGCGTGAAGCTCACGCTCAAGGCGATTCGTCCGCTCGTCAAGGAACCGGGCAAGGCCTGACCGTGCCGCGCTACCTGATTCAGTCTGCGAGCACGGGGCGCTTTCTTGCGCCTTCGCTGACGGACGGCCAGCCGGAATGGGTGGCCTCGTTGCGCGAAGCGGGCGGCGGTGTCGTGCGTGATGTGGAGACGGTTCACGAGCTCGTGCGCGATCACTGCGACTTCGACGACATGCCGGTGCTCGTTGATCTGGATCGGCTCGGCACGGTGGACGACTACCCGCCTGCGGCGGGGTGAGCTTTCAGCCTGTTGCCTCGCGTGCGGGGCAATGGGCCGGAAATTCCCGGCGTTCATCAACTCAAGGAAAAAACACATGAAGAAGTTCGTTCGTTCCGCTTCCATCGCTTCGGTCCTCGGCGCTCTGCTGATGGCCGCGTCGTCGGCCAATGCCGCGATCGACACGACCGCCGCGCTCGCGGGCATCACGGACGCGCAAACGGCGCTGCTGGCCGTCCTGGGTGGCGTGCTGACGCTCGGCATTGCCGTGTGGGGCACGCGCAAGGTCGTGAAGTTCTTCCGCGGCTGATAGGCCGGTGAGCTTCGGCAAGGGTGGCGCGCGCTGATCCTTGCCAAAGTTCACAGGAGGTCAACATGGTCGTTATGTGGTGGCTGGTGCGTCTCGCGCTGGCCTTTTTAATTTGCGGATCGGTGGCGCATGCGGCCACGTGCGCAGAGGGGCAACAACCGTTTGCGGCCGGAAGCTACTCAGGTGCGACGGCTGCGGACGCATGCACCGCATGGGCTGCTGGTTTGGGTGTCGAGTTCATCGGCACTGAGGTCCGCAACAACAACGGCGTGAGCGAGACATGGTGCGACGGTGATTCGATGTTTCGCGATAGCGCTGACTCGTTCCAGATCGTCACGGCGGTGTGTGAGCCCGCGACGGACCCCGCGCCTACCCCCGCGCCTTCCGCGTCATCCACGGTCGTTCTGGCGCTTCCTGAGCCTAGTCCCGAGGACTATGCGGCGGTGATGGCGATCTTCGCGGCGGGGGTCGTGGCGCTGGTCGCGCTGTGGGGCGTGGCCGGGCTTATTCGTTTCTTTGATCGTTCACCGGACGCCTAGGAGGTCGCTGTGTATGTCATTCGTCGTTTTCCTCGTTTTCTGCGCGGTGTTGTTGGGGCTCTTCTGGGCCTTGTTGCGGCTGTTGTTTCACTGAACGCATCGGCGCTCGCGGGCGGGAAGTCGGAGTTTCAGGCCTTCATGGACCTGACGACCGGCGGCAATCACACCGTCACCTTCGGGTCGAATGGCACGCCACTGATCACTACGCCAGCAGGGACCGGGGCGCGCGCCGGGAACATGATGTTCTCTGCGGGCAAGGCAAGCGGCTCGTTCGCGTTCGACAGCCCGGTTGGCGGAAAGGCCTTTGCGACGGGCACGCAGGCCTTCAAGGCGGCGGCGGCAGGTAGGGCGTTGTTCAACTTGGCAAAGGCGTTTTCTACGCCGTTGTTGGTCGGCATGGCGCTTTACGACCTCGCGAAGGACCTTGGCTTCACGCCGCAGTGGAGCGATTCGGCCCAGGCGAACCTGTTCTACAAGCCGGTGCTGTATTGCGATCAGGTGTCGTGTTACTTCACGGCCGGAGGTGATCCGTACAAGGCAGCAAGTCGACAGGCTGCGTGTGACCATTACGTCGCGGTCAACAAGCCTTCGGGCTACACCGGGCGCATCGACCCGTCCAATAACTTTTGCTACATGACGGGCCCGGCGGGGCAGGATGGCGGCGGTGTCGGCACTTTTGCGGTTGGTCAGCCTGTGCAGACGTTGCAATACGCGGACCCAGACGCCATGCAGGCGTTTGACGATTACTTGGGGAGTCCGACGTGGCCGGTGAACCCGCACCTTGATCAAGCGATTGCGGACGGCATCAACAGTGGGCAGTTGACGCTCGACACGGACGGTGATCCGGTGGTGGTTCCTGACCCGAGCCGGAGCCTTGCGCAGTCGAGTCCCGCGACGACGACGGGTACCGATGGGAGTTCGATTAGCACGGTGCAAAAGTGCGAGCTGGTCCAGCGTTCGCTGGGGGGCTCTTCGACGGTCGGTTGGGACTGCTGGAGCGAAACGACGACGACGACTCCGGACAAGCACACCACGACGACAACGACGAAGGCGGACGGCACGACCGAAACCAGCACGACGACGACTCCGGGCGGCACGACGACGACGACCACCAACCCGCAGCCCTATCAGGACCCTTGCGCGAAAGAGGCGGACACCGTCGGATGCACGAAGCTGGGAACGCCCGCGCCGGATGCGAATGACACGTTGAAGAAAGACACGAAGACCATCACGTTCACGCCGGTGAGTTTTCAGGGTGGCGCGTGTCCCGGGCCGGTTCCGTTCTCTGTGTTCGGCAAGTCCTATGCGTTCAGCTATGACCTGTTGTGCTCCAAGCTGCAGCTGATTTCGGTGATCTTGCTTGTGCTGAGC